ACTATCACAATGGTATACGTATTCTTCTGCAAATAATTCAATTACTTGGAATTCAATTTGTTGGTCATCACAATTAGGATTATTCGTTTCAGTTGGTTTTACAGTTAGTATGATGTCTCCAAGTTTAGCTATGTATAGTTATAATGGTACTAATTGGTTATCAGGATCACTAACATATAATGCAAATGGATGGAATTGTGTATGTTGGTCTCCAGAGTTATCAATGTTTGTAGCAGTCGGTGGCTCAGGAACAATTATGTATAGTTATGATGGGATCAATTGGACAACATTATCAAGTGTTGGGAGTATGAATTTATATTCTATATGTTGGTCTTCTAAATTAGGTTTATTTGTAACTGTATCAAATAGTGGTAATCCAACATCAATTCTATATAGTTCAAATGGAATAACATGGAATTATGTAACAATAAATTATCAATTTTATTCAATTTGTTGGTCTCAAGAATTAGGATTATTTGTTGCAACAATTTGGTTTAATTCAATTGTTGCGTTATATAGTAATGATGCAGTAACATGGAAACCATGTATATTATTAAATGGAACTTTATCATCAGGATGGAATTCAGTATGCTGGTCACCACAGTTATCAATGTTTGTTGCGATAGCTTATTATACTGGAAGTGGTAATCAAAATCGCATAATATACAGCTCAGATGGTATACGTTGGACATTAATACCGTCCCCAAATAATTCAAATCAATGGTGGAATATAATTTGGTCATCAGAATTATCTTTATTTGTAGCTATTTCAAATTATGGTACAAATAATTTAATGTACAGTTCAAATGGTATTAATTGGTCATTATATAAATTATCAAATAATTCTATTTCATATAATTCAATAGTATGGTCACCAGAATTATCATTATTTGTAGCACTTGGTGCAATTGGAGGTGTTGGAGGTATTGTAATGGTTTCAGGATATGCAATTCCAGCATCTAGAAATACATTACTTGTGAATAACCAGAATATTTATACAACATTGACTTCACAGAATGTTCAGAATTTAATTGTCTCTTCTGGTAATCTTGGGATTGGTAGTTCAACACCAGTTTATGCACTTGATGTCACTAATACAGCTCGTTTTGGTAATATAATTGGTTCAGGTGCTGCAATTTCATCTCTTAATGCAACTAATATTTCAAGTGGTACCATTAGCAACATAGTACTACCAAATGTTTATTCAACAACAATTGGTACAACATTTGTAGTAGGATCTGGAACTGCTATACCTACTATTGTTATTGATCAATATGGTCGTATTGTAGCTACCGCAACAAATGCAATATCAGGAGGTAGTTCTCTAAATGCATCTAATATAACTACTGGTACAATTGGTAGTATATATTTACCACAAGTTGGTATCGCACCAGGAATATATGGTACAAGCGTAAATTTAGCTTCTATAACTGTTGATGTTTATGGAAGAGTTACATCTGTGACTAATGTATCTATATCAGCTGCTATTAATTCTGCATGGACAGTAGATACTGTAAATAATAATTTATATAACAATACAGCAAATGTTGGTATTGGTACTGTATTACCTCAGTATGTATTGGATGTTTATGGTACTGCACATGCATCTGGTGTAAGTCAATTTGATACGAATTTATATGTTGGTGGAAATTTAACAGTTGGTACAACTACTCCTCAAATTAATAAACTGTTTGTGAATGGTGATATTTATGCAGTTTCTGATATCCAAGCATTCTCTGATAAACGCGTCAAATATGATTTAGAAGTAATTCCAAATGCAATTGAAAAAATAAATAAGATATCTGGATATACATTCAAACGCAATGATTTACCAACTGATATTGATAAGAGATATGCTGGTTTAATTGCACAAGAACTTGAAGAAGTATTACCAGAAGCAGTTTATACTGATGAAAAAGGTTATAAATCAGTTGCATATGGTAATGTCATCGCTCTATTAATTGAAGGAATGAAAGAAACAAGTAAACAGTTAAGAGAAGCTGAGCTCGAAATAAAAAAATTAAAAGTAATTGTTACTAATATAAAATCTGATTAATCGAGAGGTGAGCCAGTAATTTTCATACCACAATAATCTTCTGGATTTGATTTATAATCTACTTGTTTATAAATACCAATATTTATTGATTCTTCTAGAATCCATTTGAAATTCTCCCAGAATTCAGGTGTGTGTCCTACGCTTTCTGTACCAATATGTGAATATTCATGGATAGCTACAAACATTAACGTATTTATATCTGCAAGAACTTCCTCGACATCTCGAGATCTCAAGCAGAATACTATTTTTTCTCCCTTGTTAATTGAATAACTAGTCGTATTTGCTTTTTCAGTTGTTTCTCTTAGAATAGATTTATCTGTAAAGTTTTTATTCAATTGTTTTACTCTTTTATCATCAGGAGATATTTTTGTGAGATGTGTCTGCAATTTTATTAAATTTATTTTTATTTCTGCTAATAAATCGGAAGCTTGTTGTTTATCTGGTAAATCTCTTACCAGATATATATCGCTATCTATGTTGCTTTTTACAGGTACCAAATCTTGTGTAATATATGTGTCCCAGAATAGGTAAGCAACAATGCCTGCCATTACAAGGACTAGGACTAATCCATATTCCATTATATTTATGCCGCATAATAAAATTCATGAATCTTTATGAATCTTTATGCCGCATAATAAAATTCATGAATCTTTATGCCGCATAATAAAATTCATGAATCTTTATGAATCTTTATGCCGCATAAAAAAATGAAATTAAGGGGAACTCGTTTTATAACAGTATGGCTCGGCAAATCTTTGAAAATATTAATGGAGATCTAGAATTTCAAATTACAGATATTTATACTCCTGAATCTGATTACAATAATAAAAAGAAACGCAAAGATTTAGCTATTAGAAATGACCCAAGAGATCCTGATAAAATTACAGGGTATTTGCCATACGAAGAATACACTCTTATTCTTTATGGATCGACCATTAAAGGTCAATCTGTTACATTAAAGGTTACTGGATATGAACCATATTTCTATCTTAAAATACCAGCTAAATGGTCTAAAGAGAATTTTAAAGATTATATTGATAAACTAAAAACTGTTAAGAATGAAAAGATAAAATATTTTGATGAGGCAGAAAAAACGCATAAAGAATTTACTACTTCAGTTATATCTGAGGATTATCATGGACATTTACCACCAGATTCATTTGAAGTAGTTAAAATGAAAGATTTTTGGGGATTTAAGAATGAAAAAACATTTAAGTTTTATAAAATTAAAGTAAAATCATATACAGTATTTAATAATTTGAAGCGTCATTTCAGTGATAAGAAACGCACGACTATGGGATTCAAACTATATGGAAGTAATCTTGATCCAATGCTAAGATTTCTTCATGATTGTAATATTGAACCTTGCAATTGGATACAGATTAAGAATGGTGAATATACTGTCTCTGAATCCGATTTTTCAAGAACGCAGCATTGTTTTGAATGTGATTATTCTGTCATAAAAGCATTAGAATGTAATAACAACGCACCTTTATTGGTAATGGCAACTGATATTGAATGTACAAGTTCTCATGGAGACTTTCCTTTAGCAAAGAAAGATTATAAAAAGCTTGCAGTAGATTTAGTGACTTTGGCAAGGGTTCAAAGAATAACAAATGATGAAATTAGAGAATATATTATAAATGCTTTCTTTGATGGTAAATTATATACAAAACAGGAAAAAGTATCTAGAAAAATCGTAAATATGCTTCTTACAGAAGATGCTATTATAAAAATTATTCTGCAAATAGAAAGTATTAATAAAATAAGTGGTGTTAATGGCAAAGGCGATGATTCCGAGTCTGAATCAGAATCTGATTCTGAAGAATCAATGCCAAATATTACAAAAAACAATGAAATCTCAAAATGTGAGAAAATAATTACTGGAATATTAAATGAGTGTTTTATTGAAACGTATCCATTGAAAGGAGACTCTATAATTCAAATAGGATCAACATTTAATAGATTTGGAAATGATGAAATTATTTATAAGAATATTATTACTCTTGGTGGTTGTTCAAAATGTGAAGGAATTGATGTAATAGAATGTGAATCTGAGAAAGATCTATTGATGGAATGGAAACAATTGCTGATTGAACAAGATCCAGATATCTTAGCAGGATACAATACATTTGGGTTTGACTTTAAATACATAGCAGAACGTGCAGAGGAACTTGAAATATATGATGAATTTATTTATGGACTTGGAAGAATTAAAGATAGAAAAAATAAACTTGAGACAAAGCTTCTGTCGTCTTCTGCACTTGGTGAAAATATTATGTATCTATTCGCAATGGATGGTGTAGTATCAATTGATATGTTGAAAGTAATGCAAAGAGATCAAAAATTAGATAGTTTTAAATTGAATAATGTGGCAAAAACATTCTTAGGAGATCAAAAAGATGACCTGTCTCCAAAAGAATTATTTCAGAAATTCTTGGGAACGGATGAAGATAGAGCAGTAATTGCAAAATATTGTATACAAGATTGTGCTTTAGTAAATAGGCTAATTCATAAATTGAAAGTACTAGAAAATAATATTGGTATGGCAAATGTATCTTGTGTTCCCTTGAACTTTATCTTTATGAGAGGACAAGGTATTAAAATTTTCAGTCTAGTTTCAAGAGAAGCTGCAAAAGATAATTATGTAATTCCAGTTATTGATAAGCCAGATATGGAAGTAGAAGACGACGGTTATGAAGGTGCACTTGTATTGGTTCCAGAAGAAGGTATTTATTTAGATGATCCAATTACAGTATTTGACTATAATTCACTTTATCCATCTTCAATGATTGATAGAAATTTGTCGCATGATACCATAGTTTTTGAAGAGGATGATGAAGAATACGGTCATTTAGACAATGACCCAAATTCGAATGTTACGTATAATATTGTAAAGTATGACTTGTACGAGGGGAAAGGAGATAAAAAAGTAGTAGTAGGAGAAAGAATATGTAAATTTGCTCAATATAAAGATGGACGAAAAGGAACTATTCCAAAGATTTTGATGAATGTGCTGGCTGCAAGAAAATTCACAAAAGCTCTAATGGAATATGAAACCGTAACATGTAATGATGGTAAACAGTATTCTGGTATTATCGAAGAATTTGGGGACTCTTTGATAATAAAAGATGCTAAAACTAAAACAAATACAGAAATAGCTAAAGACACTATAGTCGAACGTAAGAATACATTTAATAAATTTGAATTGGCAACTCTTGATTCAAGACAGAATGCCTATAAAGTAACTGCAAATAGCATTTATGGACAAGCAGGTAGCAGAACAAGCCAAATATATCTAAAAGATATTGCAGCTTGTACAACTGCAAGAGGTAGAGAAATGATTATGACAGCTAAGAAATTCGTCGAAGAAAAATATGAAGCAGAAGTAATATATGGAGACTCTGTTATGCATTATACTCCAATTTTATTGAAAAATAAAATAACTGGTGAAATAACTACAAAAATAATTAGCGATATTACAGATCAGCTATGGAATCAGAACTTAGCAGATCAGCTATGGAATCAGAACTTAGCAGATCAGCTATGGAATCAGAACTTAGCAGATCAGCTATGGAATCAGAACTTAGCAGATCAGCTATGGAAACCATAT